CGAAAATGCCACGCTCTCGCGCGTCATCCGCCATTGCCGGGAGCGGCAAGAGGAGGTGATGGCGCGCCTCAAGCACATCGAGGAGCTCCTCGCCAAAGAACGCGATTTGCGGGGCGATCGGCATCCGATGGCTACCCTGACCTTCACCGGGCAATCGGACAGTCAGAAAACGCACGCAATGGCCGTTTCCGCTTGACGGAGCGGCGACCATAAGCGCTAAAATCGGCTTTAGTGGCACGGAAACCTAAAAACATAACGGCGCACGCCTGGGCGAAGCATCAGAAGCTGACGGCCAAGCTCGGCGGCGCGAAACGGAGGTCAAGTGAAGCAAGACGCGGATCGGTTGGAACTTGAGGCGTTACGCCTCGCGAATCGGGCGGCGCGGTCCATCGCGCAGCTGGAGAGTCATCGCAAGAGCCTAGTCAAAGAGCACGCCGAGCGCATCAAGCGCTTGAGGCAGATCATCGAGAGCATCCAGCAGCGCGACCAGATGGGCACGTTGGGGCTGGAGGACGCGGTGGTGTTGAGCGAGAGCGCGGCCTCGCTGGTGCACAATCCGCTGGAGGGGCTGTGAGCCGTGGTCACGTACACGCTCAACCGCCAGCCGGTACATCGCCTGCGATACGACGGGGCGAGCGAGGCGGCGAAGGTCTCGTGCGAGATGTTCGAGCGGCTCCTTGAGCTCGACACGCTCAAGCACGACTCGGCCGCCAACCTAGTGCGTCGGCTGGCTACCTTGGCTGACCTATCGCCCTCGGCCTTCCGCCTAGTCCTGCGCGCAGGCTCGGGCGATACGGGCTCGATCCTTGCGTCCTTTGAGCAGCAGGCGGTGGACCGGGGCAAGACGCGCCAAGCATTACACTGGGAATGGCAGGAGGACGTGCGGCGCATCCGTATGGTGTTCCCCGAGGTTGCGGCCGTGCTCGTCGAGTTGCGGGAGACCATCAAGCACCGCGAGGACGCGATGTCCTCCGCCGATGGGCTCCGCGAGGCGATGCGGCAGCAGGAGGGCGAGGAGTGACGGGAAAGCTTACACTCGGCCGACCCGCCAAGTGCAAGGGGGCAGACGATTGGGCGATCACGCAAGTGACTGGGGGTGGGGGAGTAGGAAACCTTTGTAAGGTTTTCCGACGAAACGGGTTGCAAGACCTAGCGCAAAAAAACGGGGCTGGGCCTTTTGTAAAAATTGACGAATGAAACTTGAAACTGTCGGAATCGAGACGCTGTCGCCGGATCCGGCGAACGTGCGGAAACACGGCCAGCGCAATATGGACGCGATCAAGGCGAGCCTGCGTCGCTTTGGTCAGCAGAAGCCGATTGTGGTCGACGCGAAGGGAATCGTCCTGGCCGGCAACGGAACCTTGGCCGCGGCGCGCGAGCTTGGCTGGCGTGAGATCCGGATCGTGCGGACTGAGTTGACCGGCTCGCAGGCGACGGCCTTCGGCATCGCGGACAACCGCAGCGCGGAACTGGCTGAGTGGGACGAGAAGCTGGCCGACGTGCTTGCGTCGCTCAAGGCCGAGGACTTCCCACTTGAGGAAATCGGCTTCGACCTGGACGAGCTTGAGGCGCTGAAGCCGGAGGTGAAGAGTGATGCCGACGCCGAGCCGCAGATCGATAAGGCCGAGGAGCTTCGCGCCAAGTGGGGCGTCGAGCTCGGGCAGGTTTGGCAGCTTGGCGAGCACCGGATCACTTGCGGCGACTCAACCAGCGCGGAGGTCGTGAAGCGGTTGCTCGGCGACGAGAAGCCGCATTTGATGGTGACGGATCCGCCTTACGGAGTAGAATACGATGCAAGCTGGAGGCAAGAGGCTGGAGTTGCTGGATCGGGAGCAGCGACTGGCAAGGTCTTAAATGATGATCGCGCCGACTGGACGGAAGCGTGGAAACTGTTCAAAGGCGATGTCGCTTATGTTTGGCACGCTCACCGGCAAAGCATCACCCTAGGCAAAACTTTGATCGATCTGGGTTTCGACATTCGATCTCAAATAATTTGGGCAAAGAGTGCGCCGATCTTCGGTCGCGGCGATTACCATTGGCAGCACGAGCCGTGCTGGTATGCCGTGCGAAAAGGAGCGACCGGCCACTACAACGGCGACCGCACTCAAAGCACGCTCTGGGAAATCGACAAGCCGCAGAAGAGCGAGACGGGCCACAGCACGCAGAAGCCGATCGAATGTATGGAGCGCCCGATCCGAAATAACTCGAAGCCGGGAGAGCTGATCTACGAGCCGTTCAGCGGCAGCGGCACGACGATCATCGCCTGCGAGCGCACGGGCCGGAAGTGCCGCGCCATTGAGCTCAACCCCGCTTACGTCGCCGTCGCGATCCAGCGCTGGGCTGACGCCACCGGCAAGGAGCCGCGCAAGCTGTGAGCGACGATTCCGCGTCCCCGGTCGAGGTCTACGCAAAGGCCAACCTCGCGAACATCGTCAAGCGGCTAAAGGCCGGCAAGACGCTGACGACCGCGGAGCGGAAGGCGCTCGACGAATACGAGGCGAAGCAATCGGGCGGCGACTGGGTCAAGGACACGGCGACCCTGGCGCGCGAGCTCGGGCTTTCGCGGCAGGCGATCTATGACGCGCGCGCGCGCTACCCAGAAGATGCGCCGGCGAAGCAGGTCGATGGACGGCGCGAGAACCTGACGGCGTGGCGGAAGTTCTGCGCTGAGAAGCTGATCGGCAAGGACACGTCGACCAAGACCCTGGCTGATCTGAAGGCTGAGTTGATGCGCGAGAACATCGCGCTGCTGAAGAAGAAGAATAAGCGCGAGGAGGGCGAGACGGTCGAGCGCGAGGTCGTGCAAGATATGCTCCAGCTGCTCAGTCAGAAGCTCGACTTGCTGCTGCGCTTGAAGCTCGAGGTCGAGCTCGGCCCGCGCGTCGCCGGCAAGTCGGCAGCGGAGGCGAACGTGGAAGGCGGGCTAATCCTGGACGAGATCCGCGAGGTGATCGAGGGCAACCTTGCGCGGTTCGAGGCGGACGCGATTCGGAAGAGCGCGACGGAGGAATGAGCGCCGAGCAACTTCTCGCCGGCTTCCGCCTGCCGCGGCCGGATCGCTCGCCGATCTACGACTGGGCGCGGCGGCACGTCCAGCTGCCGGAATCCTACGCGACGCCTGGGCCGTTCAACGTGCGGCTCTCGCCGTGGCTCGTGCCGATCTTCGACGCGCTGCAAAATCCGCTCGTCCGGCGCGTTCACTTCCGCAAGGCGGTGCAGATCGGCGGCACGCTGGTCGCCGACGTCTGGCTGCCGTGGATCATCGCGAACGATCCCGGCCCGATCAGCTGGACGATGCAGACCGACGAGATGGTGGAAAAGCACGCGAAGACGCGCCTATGGCCGCTCCTCGAGCGCTGCCGTCCGGTCGCTGCGCTTCTGCCGAAGCCGGGGCCGCACCGCACGACGACCGAGATCTTCTTTGGCGGATTCTTTGTCACGCTCAACGCGGCGAACCTCTCGACGCAGCAGAGCCAGTCGATCCGCTACAAAATAAACGACGAGCTCTGGCTCCCGCGCTGGCAGGAGATTTACGGTCACGCGGTGGCTCGCGTCTCGAAGTTCGAGGAGGTCGGCCGCTCGAAGATCTACAACGCGAGCCAGGCGCCGGTGATGGACGCGGAGACGGGGAACGTCGAGGACACGAGCTTTCGCTCGGGCGATCAAGGCGAGTGGCACGCGGAGTGCCCAGGCTGCCGCAAGATCCTGCCGGTCGCGTTCGAGGTGCTGCACAAAGAGCAGCGCGGCGGCGTGATCTGGGACCGCGGGGCGCGTCGCGACGACGAGACGTGGGACGTGGGGCGCGCGGTCGAGACGTGCCGTTTCCGCTGCATCGCCTGCGGCCACGAGTCCGCGGACAGCGACGCGACTCGCGCCGGCTGGGCGAAGACTGGGCGCTTCGTGCCGATGAATCCTGCGGCGCCGCGGGAGGTGCGCTCGTTCCGCCTTGAGGCAATCGTCACGCGGCCGATGCGGCTCCTCGTGGAAGAGTTCCTCCAGGCCGAAAACCAGCTGGTCCGCACGGGCGATGAGCAGGCGAAGATTGAGTTTCGGACCAAGCGGCAGGCGCTGCCGTGGATCGTCGAGAAGAAGGCGGTCAACGTGCTGCTGAAGGACAGCGGCTACAAGCTGGCCGACTACGCGCAGGGCGAGTCGATCCCCGACGAGGCGATCCGCTTCCTCGCGATTGACCGCCAGCAGGATCATTTCTGGTGCGAGGTCGGCGCGTTCTCCACGGCGCAAGGGCCGCGCTATCGCCAGCTATGGTTCGGCCGCATCGACACGCGCGACCAGCTGCGCGCGCTCCAGGAGCGGTTCAAGGTCTCGTCGGCCTGCGTCGCTCAGGACCGAGGCTACCGGCCGGCGGACGTCGACCGCGACTGCGCCGAGTTCGGCTGGCGCTCAATGCGCGGCTACGGCCGGCGGACGTGGACGATGCGGGACGAGGCCACCGGGACGATGGTCAACTTCCCGTTCAGCGACCCGCAAGTCTCCGACTACCGCGGGGGCGACGTCTACTTTTACAACTGGTCCGGCGACTACTTCAAGGACACGCTGGCGACCGCGCTGGAGGGCAAGGGCGACCTGCGCTGGGAACTGCCGAGCGACGTCAATCCGCTCTACCTCGAGCATCTCAAGGGCGAGGCGAAGGTTGAGGTGCGGACGGGAGTGTGGGAATGGAGGGAGGTGAGGAGCAACGCGCCGAACCACGGCTTGGACACGAGCGCGATGCTGCTCTGTATGGCGACGATTGCGGGCATCATCCGCTTCGTGCCGGCGAAAACGTAGCGTGGAATTTGGGCTGCGCTTTTCTTTAAAAGAGTTCTAGACTTTCCCGAGCGGTTGGGTTTCTCTCTGCACATCGACAGAGCAACCCAACCAAAAAAAACCAACGACAATGACCACCTCCGAAATCAGCTACCTGAGCAAGAGCATCGCCGCCTCGATCGAAGCCTCGAAGAATAACTACCGAGCCGAAGTCATCATCGCCAAGCGCGGCGATCTGTCCGCCGTCGTCCGCTCGATCTACGGCAACCGCCGCCAGCCGCACTATGAGTTGGGCTACTCCCGCTTTGGTCACAAGACGGTCTGGCTCGAAACGCGGGTTATTCACCACCAGCACCTCGACTGGATGGTCACTCATCGCCCCGAGTTTGCCGGTCTGACCGTTGGCGAAGCTGCGGTCCGCGAAATCGGCTGCTATTGCTTCCGCGCCGCTGACAAAGTGACCGCGCTGCGGTCCGCCGCGTGAAACCTCACGACTGCACCTTCGAGACCTTGGCGGACGGCCGCCAGGTCTGCTTTGAGTGCGACGCACCAAAGAACCCCGCCGCGGTCGCGCTAGGCCGCCTCGGCGGGCGGATCCGATCAGAGGCGAAGGCCGCCGCCGCGAGGCGCAACGGCCGACGAGGCGGGCGACCGCCGAAGCAGACCAAGCCGCTCCCGTAGTGGGGCGGCTTTTTTGTCGTCAAATCGAAGCCAGCGCGGAGCGTCAAAAAACCTTTTGACGGCGGCCGCTTCAATATGGCGGCAGACAATCCTTTTCTCGACTTGGACGTCGCGACGCTGACGACGCTCAAGTCCAAGGTCTTGGACGCGATCCAGGCTTGCTTGCTCAACACGAGCTACTCGCTGAACGGCAAGAGCGTCACGCGCGCCGATTTGAACACGCTTAACAAGATGCTAGGCGACATCACCGCCGCCATCGAGTACCAGAACGGCGACACGACCGACACGACGTTCGTCAG